CGGATGCGTCTGCGATAATTGCGTCAATGTTCTTTTGTGCGAGTCCGATCATTGCCAATTGAGCTTCGGCCAAAGGCTTGCTCATCGAACCGTCTGCGAGTCCATTGAGAACGTCCATCAAGGCTTTGCGATTGCGATTCCATTGAAGACGACTGAGCCCCATCCATTCGCCAGTTCCGCCTTCTGCTTCGATCGCAATGTCCGCCGCCTCATCTGCTGGACCTGCCGCTCCAGTCTGTGCAGCCATCATCTGCGTCGTCTGCTCTTCCGGAGTCAGCAAGCCGAGCTTCAAACGTAGCTTGCGTTCTTTTGCTGCTTGGTAGTACACAGCACGGTAAGAGAGTCCACGAGCACCAAGCACGTTTTGTGCGGTATCGGTAAAAGATTTCAGAGATAGCTCAGCCGCTTGCTGTTCGCTCATCGGATCAACCCACTCTTGCTCTGGTAGCTGCCATTCAACGGGAGCGACTTTGCGACGATCTTCGAGGAGTTCGGATGACGTTGGGAAGCTTTCCAGTCCAGCCCGTGCGGCTGCGTTACAGAACTCATCCCAAACAGGCAAACAGAGATGATGAACAATAAAGTTCTGGCCGCGTTTGTATCGCGGTCGATCTTCTAGCTTGGAAGAACGCGAGGAACTGTAGGAAGTCTTTGAGAAGTCTTTTGCAATCGCTTCGTAGTTCGTGCCGGTTCCAGCACAAATTCCGCGAATCATTAGATTGATCCAAGGTTCAGATGCTGAGTTTGGCCGACCTGGATTGATCGACTCGACCGACTCACCTGGACGCAATCGCACGACCATCGCAGGCTCTAGATACTCCAGGCTGTTACCGCTGGTATCCGTTGTGTCCTCACCGTTCGGTGGCATTAGACTACCGATAGGCATGTCGGATTTAATCGCAACGCCAAAGCAAGATGCTACGGCAGACGCTTGTATTTCGTTGTCAACATAGACACCAAGATCACGCATCCAAGACATAACTGGTGCGAACCAGGTAACTCCCCTAGTCTGTCCAACTCGATCTTTGCGATAAAGATGAATGATTTCGGAAGCGTTGATGCGTTCAGGTACTTGGTTCTGAACCGTGTACGGGCTGTTTGGATGTTCTGGGTAGATCCAGTACGCGACTGGCTTTCCCTTGTCGTCTAGCTCGATTCCTCGGATAACTCTGTTGCCGTTTTCTTTATTGATTCGAGTCGCGAAAGTATCGCGTTCCATCGAGATGCGATCGGCTTCAATCAATTCCAAAGCAAACGGAACCGGACGAGTGATACCTTTGTAGGTTTTATTCGGTGTAGATATCTTACGAATCAGGACTTCGCCAGCTTCGACCATTTCCCGCTTTGCAAGAATCTGGATTTCGGCAAACGTCAGCTCTCCGTTGATGTCTGCGACTTCGCACCATTCCGCAAACGTCTTGTCTCTGATGTCGTTTACGTCTTCAACGTCTTCACCATCTGGAGTTTCGTAAGTCGATTGGGCTGTGATTCCATCGCCAACCACGTTCGATACGATCGTATCAACTACGTTCCAAGCGTAAGCATTATCTCGAACCAACGCACGACCCCAAGCACGTAACGCATCCGCACCGTACGGCCCCATCATTTCTTGATCGGCTGATTGGTTGCGTGGCTTTTTATTGTTGGTTAGCCGATTAGCTTCTGCACCTTGATAGGATCGCTTTAGTAGTTGTCGAGCCTGAGCACGTTTCAGACCTGCATGAGGAGAAAAGTACCCAACTATTTTGTCTAGGAGATTCATCGTCTTCGCCCCATCTTTGCGAGGCTAAAAACACCTGAACCCGTTGAACGCTGCACTTCTGTTTGCAGCATCCTGCGTTCTTCAAACAGCGACTTCAGATCTAGCTTCGTGACGCTGCGATTGCCAATAGAGTACGATGACGCACCTCCGGTTAAGAGTGCCTCAATCGCTGCTTCGATTTGCGTTAAAAGATTGGCCGCGTCCATGCGTTAAGAATCGCATAGACAGAACGACAAAGGAATTGTCAGATTTACACGTTGTGTAAACTAGCCTTGATCTTTCCATGTGTTCCCGCAGAAGCTGCACTTGCAATATCGAATCCTGCCTTGTGTTGATACGACTCGGCTATAGTTCGTGTCGGCAGGACGCAAGGCAGTACAGCACGAGCATGGTTGAGGAACGAAAGAACTAACTCTTGGTACTGGAATCGCAGATGAAATACGGTCGTCTACTACCTTCGTGGAACCCATCCACCGGGCCTCTGTCTGAACCTGTTCGGTTGTGTCTGAGCTCGTTGCTGCTGTTCCGCTGGTCTCGCTGCTTGCACTCTCGGCACTACCTTGACTCCCATGCACGCTGCCGCGCACAGTGCCATCGCCGTCGCGTCTAGCTTGTGATTTCTCCTGCTTTTTACGATCCATTTTTTGACCAGTCCTTTCCCTTCCATAAATACTTCCTGACGTTCTTCCGCGCATATCTCCTGCGAGTATGCCAAGTGAACTTTCGGATCTTGCGTTGCCCATACTGACAGACTCCCGTCGTTGAATTGGTGTGATTCGTCAAACGTCTTGGTGGTAAAGCGTTGGTGAACTTCATTTTTCCAGTGGTGGGCGTTGTAGTTGTAAAGCCATAACCCTTGCTCCTGTTGCCAGTCTGCCCGGCATTGATCGAAGTGACGTTTCTTCTCCGTGTTCTCACCTGCGTAGCTAATGCGTGAGTCGTCGTGACCTTTCGACGCTACGAACGGCGCACCCGTTTGTCTTATGAATTCGTATATCGCTGGCGTGAAGTCTCCTGAGTCGATGAATCCAAAGTCAGGACGAGTCTCCGCGAGTGCGAAACGTCGCAGCTCGTGTAATGCTCTGAGAATGGCAAGTTCTGTAGCTTCATCTGAACTCGACTTATCTGTCCCAATGACACGCCATTCACCGTAATCGATGACCGTTCCGACGCAGTTTCCATGAAAAGCTACCTTACACCAATCGAGTTTGTACTTACCAACGTCACAACCAAAGAAAATCTTTCCACCGGATGGGACTTCGGCATGTGCCAAGCCGCTCATGCGAGACGTGACGATACCGGGAGTTATGCCGAGGCTTTCCGGTATCTCTTCTTCTTTCGGTTCGTTCTGCAATTCGGCTAGGACTCGATCGAGTCCCCAGTCGGCTACACGATTGTAGAACGCTTGCAACGCATCGACTTCTATCTGGTTGCCATCGCTATCCTTCTCCGACACGAACCTGTGCGGATTCGTCAGCGTCGCACCTAGCTTCATTTGCTCCATGTTGTCTAGGTAGAACTGAGTCGCTGCCCGTCCGCTTCGATCGCCTGCGGATTGTCCTGTCTGACGTTTGGCAATGTATTCCTGCCATAAGTCGTCACGCTCTGGCCATGTTGAAAGGATGCCGTATCGATCACCTTCGAAGGTTGGTTTGTGCGTTCGTGATGTGACTCGGAACGAATAGCACTTCCTGTTTTGAATCGTGGTTAGTACGACTCGCGAGATTCGCTTATTCGGTCCTGCCAGTCCAGCAACGTCCGAGTCGATCATGTCCTCGATGTTTTGGTGTTGGTTCGTTGGGCTGAACGCAACTTCGCGAGTTTCGGGATCGTCGATAACCGCTAAATCTGGACGATCCTCATCGTCACCTTCACCACGGATCGCAGCATCAAGTCCGAAGTAGACCACCATCTTTCCGCTAAATGGACAGCCTTCGATGTATGGAAGCCGGATCTTTTCTTGACTCCAGATGATGTCAGTTTTGATTCCGTCTACGTGTTGCTTTGCCGCTCGTTGCGGTGCACCGTCGAGTGCTTTGACGCAGGCTGATACTTCCGGAAAGTCGCCGCAGAATTCTGGATACTTGCGTTCGTTACTGAACTTGCCTTTGAGTTGCTTGAATAGCTTGGAGGACTTTTTGGTTGTCTGTGCAATGAAGATCGGGAAGCGAATCGGCGTGGCAAGTAATGCAAAATTCATCATCCCGATCGTTACCTGGGATTTTCCGTCACCTCTCGGGGCTGCTACCGCTTTGTCGCCACCGCTATAGCATCTGTCATAAATCGCTTGAATCATCGCCTTATGGTGGGACGCAAACGGATTGTAGAAGATTGCCGAGAAGTAAGTACGCAAGAATAATTCAGGATCTTGTAGGCATGCTGCTCGGCGGATTGGATCGGCGATTGGAGGGATCGTGACGCGTGCAGCTTCGCTTCGTTCGTCACGCTTTCGTTGGATGTCTTTACTTGTTTGGTCGAATTGCTTTGGCTGGTTTCGAATTGCCAACAACGCTGCTATTTGCTTCGACTGATCCATGTACGATAAGACGCGGGTCAATTCCGAGGTCGGAAGCGATGCGAGATAATTCACTGTCTCTGGCTGTAAGCTGACCATCTATAACCTTATGTTCGTCCTTTTGGTTCATCGACTCCATTAACGCTGCAATACCAAGTGCACGCAGTTGAACGCGTGGATCTGGATCGCTCATCAACTGGTTTACTTCTCTCGCGGCTTTTTCCGTATCGATGTTGAATCGTCGCCGCACGGCCATCTCCAGTAAGCGTAAATCCCCCCTGACCCCCATGAATTTTCTTAATCTATACGGCGGACTGAGTGTTCAGTTATCGCGGGGTTCCC